TCTGCTGTAGTAGCACCAGTTGGGTTAGTCCAAGTTAATGCATCTGCATTTATAACACCATTTTGTAAAATGTCAAGTACTTCTGCCCATGCTGCACTAACTCTGCTTTGAGCAGTTGCATCACTTGCTGTTGCAGTTTCTGCTTCGCCTTTTGCAAATGTAATTGCGCCAACAGTTTCTGTTAATTGATCTGATAGTACTAGTGCTGCGTTTGCTCTACGATATGCTATACCCGACTGTACTGCATTATAGTTTGTTCCTAATGCAGCATCATAATACGAAGCATCGATAATTAATCCAGTATCTCTTTCGCATTTAGCTTGGTCGTAAACAAAGTTATTGTCATTAATATATGCAATAACTTCTTCTTGCAGGAAGGCTCTGTTTGCTATAACTTGTTCTGTAGCATTAATTAGTTCAGTGCTTGCAGGACCTGGTTCAGGATAAACAGTGCCTTCGCTTGGTAATTGATTAAATTCAATAATGTTTAGAATATCGTCAAACAATGCAGTTACAGTTTCTTGGAAAGTAGTATCTCTGTTTGCTGCTATAACTAACAAACGCTTTGCTTCGCGCATTGCAATAATTGTAGCTGGCTTTTGTTCTAGATTTAAATATGCAGTGTTTGCACGGTTGTATGCTAGAGCCGCTGTAATACTGTTATGGTTAGTACCTAGCTGTGCATCTCTATATATTGCATCAACAATGTATCCTACGTCTCTTGAACATTTATCAACATCATATGTTAATGTAGGATTGTTTGCCAAGTTGTAATCTTTAGCATCGTCGATAAAGTTAGATGCCTGTGCTAGTATTTCGTTAGCTGCGTCTTGTAATGCACTTGCTTCTGATGTTAAAATTGGGTACGTTTTAGTTACTAGCCCTGTTAGAGTTCCGTTGTCGACTACTGTTTCGATAATCTGAAGCAACCCATCGATTAACGATGCTTCAACTGCTGTTGCATTTCCGCTAGTATAATCTTGTGTTTCTCCATTGCCTGTAGTTGGTGTTACTGCAAGACCACGAATTACTCTTTGTAAAACAAATCTTAATCTAGCAAATGCATCAACAATTGTTTGAACTTCGCTATCAATTAATGTGCTATAACCAATTTTATTAAAGAAATATGTTGCTTCTTGCACAGTGCTACTATTACCACCGTAGAGCATGTCGAATGTTAATGAATCAATAACATAGCCAAAGTATTCTTTATATGTATCTTCGTCTAGGCTGCCCCAAGTGAACAATGCATTGTCGTCTTTAATAAAGGCAACAAACTCTTCTTGTAAAAATAGTCTGTTAGCAATTAAATGATCTTTAGTATCAATTCTATTTGCAGCAGCGCCATCGTGTTCATTAAATTCTACAGTTATGCCACTGCTATCACCGTCATCAATTATATTAATAAATTGATTAATTGCCTCATCAACACGGGCTGTTGCTGTAACACTACCGCTAACTTCTACTAATGCAAGTATTCTGTTTCTTAGATATTCAAAACTAGATAGCATCATTGATTTAAATCTAGTTCTAGTTACAAACTCTTGAGCTTGGCGTAGTATTTGTTGATCGCTACCTAGTGCTACATACATTGCAATACCATTTAACAAGTTTGTCATGTCAGTTGTATATTGTGTTTGGTTGTAGCTTAATTCAGTAAACTGATCTGAAATATATGCACTAAGTTCTTGAATAATAAATTCTCTATTTGCAAGGATATTATCTTTAGCTCTGATATAACTAATATCAATGCTACTTAAATCATTATAAACAATAGCTGGTAATCCAGCACTATCGCCTGCACTTAGAACATTAGTGATAATGTTAAATCTTTGATCAATTTCTTCTTTCATTGCAAGACTTGTAGTCTGTGCTTTCATTTCGTCTCTTGCACTTTCAAGAGCATAAATTGTTGGTGCTAACTGATCAAGTATAACTTTACTTGCTGTACTACGTAGATAACTTTGTGCGGCTGTGATGCTTTGATAATTTGTTCCCATAACAATATCGCCGGCAACTGCATCTACAATTCTTCTAACGTCTCTACGGCAAACTGTTTCGTCGTAAACAAAAGGTGGATCAATAATATCTGTTGCAGTAATATAATAGAATGTATCGTCGCCTTGGAATTGTATTACAGAACCCGTCTGCGGTTTATCTCGTAAACTTCCTAGTCTAATAGTACTGTTAGTTGAAAGATTAACTCGGCCTTCGGCTTGTGTAATTGCTCCGCCACCAGTGAATGTAACTTGCGGTACTTTAGTATATCCGCTACCGCTGTTAGTTATGCTAACGGCTGCAAGAAATCCAGTAGTTGAATCGATAAGTGCTGTACCGGTTGCTGTAATACCGCCTGCACCTAAAGGTGCTTCGAACGTAACTGTCGGAGCAGATGTATAACCAGTACCAGGATTAGTTATAGTAATACTACCTACTGTAGAATAATAGTCTTGATCCGGTACTGCGTTTGTATACGCTGTTTGATAATAACCGTCTGCAACACAACCGTTGATACCAAAGTCGCTAACACTGTTTGAAATACTTAGATAACCACCTTTTGTGGTCATAAATCCTGTGCTACAGAAAACAGTAAAGCACGAAACAATCTGAGTGTAACCAAAGTTAGTAATGTGGAAACCAATACCACCTTGTGCAATTTGTGTAAATGCGTCAGCAACAAAACTGAATACTAGAGATGCAGGATCGTATTGATCACCATCGACTAAAATACCGCCACCGCCGCCATAGTCATTGATTTGTTTTGCTAGTGGAAGGTCTGGATAATCTTCAACCATAAGAGGTCTAGCACTAGGCTCAATTCCATCAATTTGTACAGTTTCAAATGGAATAAATTCAGTACCGTCGTTTAGCCATGGACCATTCATGTTTGTACAGTTTTGTACATAAGGTGATGTTGTGCAAAGTGTGCCTGGACGTATTTCAGCACACCAGCCTGGTGCTCTTAGTCCTCGGAAAGTAATCTGATATAAGTAACAACCGTTGCCTACATAAAATATAGTTTGTGTATTGTTTTTTGGAAATACTCTTGTGTTTCTAAGCTCGCCTTGGCCGGTTACTGTAACAAAGTCTTTAAGTACAATTGGATTTTCTTCGTAGTAATCTCCCGGAGCAACAATAATTGTCGATCCTTCTGGTGCAATTTCTGCTGCCTTTTTAATACTTGCAAAAGCCCCGTCTGAACCGGCACTCCTACCATCGTTTAAGTCGCTACCATCTTCAGTAACGTAATAAACATTTGTAACCTTAGGTCCTGTTGTATCTCCAGATACTCGCAAATCACCGGTAATGTCTACTTTTTTAGAAGAACCTAATTCAATTGTAACTTCGCCGTCGGCAGTGAGTACAAGGGATTTATCTCCAATTTTTCTTTCATGTATTGACTGTTGCTTAAAAAACTTCATTTATACTTCCAAATAACTAATTGTTGCGCTTAGGTTTGTTGGGCTTTGACCAACCAATACTACTCGATCATTTTCTTCTAAAATTATTCTTTCAACGTTAAACGTAAACGTATCAGATGCCGACACACCCAAATTATTTAGAACAAGATTGACGTCAGCTTTAGTTTGTCCGTCTGGTATAACGTGCATGTCAAACGAAGTATCGTTTGTACCAGTGCCATCGTCTGTACCAACGTTGCAAACCAAAAGAGTAGTAATGGCATACTTTTTACCTGATGGAACAGTTAATATTGTTGTATCTGTAGTTTGTACTGCTGCATTTGCTACTGCCATTGTTTTCTTCCTTAAAATATAATACTATAAAGTAATGCTTTGTTTCTGCTGATAATCTCGTCTTGAGTGGTATCTTGGTTTTTAAAATACAAGCCTGTGCCGCCGTCTCCTACTGCTTTACTGTACAGTACTATGCCATCAGCTGGTGCAGCTAATAGTGTGTCGTCTTGTACTGTTAAATTCATAAAATCATTTATTTGAACTTGGCCAGTACCTGTACCTTGTAGTTTTATAGTTCCGTTAATATCATTCGATGTTATAGTGTCAGCTGCAAAACGTAAGTTTTGAATTTCTACTCTAGTTGAATAGAAAGTCGAAATGTTAGTTCCGTTAACAACAACACTAACTTTATTTTCTAAATCACCTGCTTCGGTGTCTTCAGCAAGCACATAAGTAGGCGACGATGCTCCAAGAAATGCTGTTATTCTGTCTTGGAAGTTATATAGATTATAACTTGAAACATAATCGATTAAACCTCTGACGTTAACAAGTGTATCATCGTCAAAACTAGCTGCTCTAGCTAGTCTGTCTGTTTCGCCTAAGTCTTCTGGTATTGTTGCGCCATTTCCAGCATAATTCCAAATTTGTGATTCGTAATTATTTGTGCCAGTAACAGTAACAACACCTGTGCTTGAACCTATAAGATATAAATCTTCACCGCCGGTTAACATACCGCTTGCATATAAACTAAACAGAGCTAAATTGCTAGGGGTTGCAGTTGCATCTTGAAAAACGTATGCACCTGTAACAGAAGCACCTGCTCTAGTTGAGTTTTTGCTTTCGTCAAAAAATAGGTAAGCATCATCACGTGTACCGCGATCAATTTTTAATCCTGCTGTTGTTGCACTAACACCCGAGCCTGTTTCACCTGCATTTAAGGTAATAGTGTTATCATAAATTACAAGATCTTCTCGATCAATAACAGTGCTTGAACCAGCAGTTAACGAACCGGCAATGTCAACATCGCCATTAATGGTAACGGCGCCTGCTAATCCAGGATTGAGAACTATTTCTCCGCCTTCGTTAATTTGTATGGTATATTTGTCTACACCTATTTTATTGACTTGAATTGCCATTTAACTCTCCTTAGACGGCAGTTAATACAATATAGTCGTTTGTCGAATCGTTTTCTAGTGCCCAAGTATATCTGTTACCTGAAAAGTCAGTTGCAACACGCTTTGTGATTTTTGCAATGTTTACTTCAGTACCTGAGTTTGAACCAATATAACCCCAAAGTCTCATTTCGCCATCTGCACTAGGTGCACCATCTTTTAGTACCGCAGTTGTTGTGCTTGTTGAATCTTTTAAGTTTGTAGTATCTAGATTAGCTTCTTGTGCAACAACAAAAGTTTTTGCACCGCGTTGCTTAACAATACCGCCATCTGTTCTTAATGACGTATCGTAAAATTCTATTCTCACACCGGTGTTCGATGTTGCTTCACCGATTACATTAACACCAAGTATATCTTTCTTTAGTGGACGTCCCATTGTTTTCTCCTTTGTTGACGTTCTAGGTCTACGCGGTGGGTACCGCATAAGTCCTCTTTCGAGAGGCTCTCCTCTTGACATATGTATTTATCCTTTTCGATAAAATGGGTTATTATGTGTCAAGTTTTTGTATGGTTTTAGTATACCGTCTTCCTTTGTTTTCGTATTGTTCATACACTACTCGGTCACCGATTTTAAAATCATAATCTGCTTTGATAAACAGTACATCTCTACGATTAATACCCCATGTATCGGGTCTAATGATACCGTATATTCCTGTAAATTTGTATACTTTGCCTTTGTGTTCCATAGCAATCTCCTTGCAGTATTTACTCATAAAAAAAGGGCCCGAAGGCCCTTTTCTATTAGTTTTAGTAAAACTTAGCTGAAGCTTAGGTTTGCAGAAGTTACTTCTACCTTCTCGAGGTAGTCTGCTGCGTTACCTAGCGACGATGCTGTGTTCGATAGTTCAACATAGCCGTAACGTGTCATAAACGATACAGTTGGTTCAAATGTTGACGGATCTAGAACAACACCACTGCTCATTAGTGGGATGTATGGGCAGTAGAACGCTGCTGCGTCTGATTCGCTAGTACCTTTGTAACCAACTAGTACATCGTCGTCTGCTGCATATGTGTTTACATATACTTTCATTGCATTGTTCAATGTACCAACCATTTTAGTGTTAGTTGGTGCTTCAAATGTACCTTCAGTAGTACGTGCAAATGCACTAGTTGTAGCACTTTGTAGTACAGTTAGGATTGCTGGTGAAACAACAGCCCAGTTACCTGCGCCACGGCGTGTACGCTGTGCGATTCTGTTTGCTGCACGGTTGATTAGAACTGCAAGAGCTGCGTGTTCGTCACCAACGAATGTAGCTGTACCTGATACTGCTGCTTGGTTGAAAGTATCAGTACCTGTACCTGCTAGAGTTGATAGAGAAGAAAGAACTTCTTGATCAATTTCAGCAGTGATTTCTTGTGCAAGAGCAGCCATGATTTCTGCTTCTACATCAATGCCGTGCTGTGACTGAGCGTCTTGAGCAGCTTCAAAAGTCCAACGTGCGCTTAGTTTGCGTGTTTTGGCTTCTACAGTTTGCTTCAAGATTTGGATGCTTAGTCTGTTACCAGCTGCACCTTCAAGTGCCGCAGTTGCATCTGCTTTTGCAGTTGTAGCGTTACCTGAATATGCTTCAGCAATTTTAAATGGGCTTAGTGCTTCAGTACCTGCTACTGCTCCACTTGAGCCTGTCCCTGCTGTGTCGCTGTAGCGAACACGTAGAGTGTGAATCTGGCCAACTGGGCCAGTCATTGGTTGTACACCAACAAGTTCGTTTGCAATAACTGTTGGCATTACACGTCTAATCACTGGTAGGATTACACGGTTTAGTGTTGCGATGTTACCAGCTGAAGTAGCACCTGCTGTAGCAGTCTCTGCGAGATACCTACGGGTATTCTCAAGAGTAGTTGCCATAACGGCTTTCTTGTTGCCTCCTAGGCCTTCAAGAAGTGCTGACTTGGTATCATTCCAACGGCTTTCTAATAGTTCTGACATTGGTTTCTCCTTAACTCAATCCAGCAAGGCGCTTTATATCTATGACATTATTGTCATCGCCTGCTTGTTTAACGTCATTGTTTGTTCTGTTGCCTGTAATTTCTTTTGCCTCTGATAACACAGCCTTCTGCTTTGCTGGACCTTTGCCGTCGATGACTGCAGGTAGGTATTTGTCAAATGCGGTCTGTAACTTTGAAGTTTGAACCGATTCCAGTAAGTCTGTCATTATATTTTGTTGATCTTTGCTTAGTGGCGCAATCAACTTGTTTAGTTTATCGTTGCGAGCAACTGACTCGTTGATCATTTTAATCTCGTTTGTCTTTGACTCTGCAAGTTTAATAGCTTTCAACGCGGCGTTCTTTGCTTCTGCAAGTTGACGATCTTTAGCATCGACTACTTTTAGTAGTTTAGAAGTTTCGCTTTTTTCATTTAGATAGCTATGTGAATATTCGTTTGCAAATGCTTCGAATAGTTTACGACCGAAGTCGTTTTTACGTGCTGCTTCAATATCTTCTTTAAGTGCTGAGATCTCTTTTGTAAGACCCTTTGCAACTGTTTCAGATACTAGTGCAGCAGATTTTGTAATAAAGTCTTTTTTAACTCTATTAACATGTGCTTTGCCTTCACGTACTAGACGTACTTTTGTTTCGGCAAGATCTTTTTTGTCTTCGTAGAACTCAGCAAGTTCTTTAGCAAGTGATTCAACTACAAACTCTTCTAGAGCAACAAACTTGTCAGCCATTGCTTTTTGATCTGAATGCAGTTCTTTAATTTCTTTAGCTAGTGCTTCAGAAACAAAGTTTTTCATCAAGTTTGCATTTTGGCGCTGTGCAACTGCAAATTTAGCTTTTGCTTCTGCAAGTTGGGTACGGTCTTCGTGGAATTCTGCAATTTCTTCTGCTAATTTTTCTGAAACAAGACTATCAATGGCTTCTACCATTGTAGTTTTATCATGCTCATATTTTTTAGCAAATTCTTCACGTAATTCCGCTGTTGCCGCAAGGCGGTTTTCTTTTACCTTAGCGTTCCATGCTTCCTCTAGTTCTGTGCGAACTTCCTCTGATAGTGCTGAGTTTTCGAAGAGTGATTTGAGTGCTTCTAACATTTCATTCTCCTCGTTATCGGAGCCTGTCTATTATATTTAATAGACTCTCTTTTAAGTATTTCTGTGCCTGTTTATCGCCTTGAACTTCCCTAGCTGTCTGGAACGCCCTATATCCACCATGTGAATTCATAAGGTGTTCGTAAATTGGTGTAGGATAAGCACCTGGAGCACTTGGTTGTGCTACTACATCTACGGTGATTATCTCAAAATCTGATACTTCACCACTACCATCTTCCATAACGTTGCCGCTACCACGCGACGAGACGCCTAGTTTAACGCCGCTTTCAAGCATTGTTTTAACTAGGCCTCCCATCGGTGTTGGTAGTACTTTTAGTTTACCGTATCCGTTTGGTCCATCCATCCACATTTCTGTAATCATATGGCTCACACGGTCTAGGTTGATATTAAGTCCTTCTGGATGATCTACTTCGCCTAACACAGAGTATCCTCCGGCTATCTGCTCGCCGAGCGTTTTGACAGCCCTGCCAATCTCGTTAACGGGATAAACACGCTGATTTGCGTTGCGTACACCGCCTTGAATACAAATACCTTTCATAAAAAGATCTTTGCCTTCATTGGCAGACTCAACGACAATCCTAGCCTGGTCGAAACTCAAATGTTCACGTAGGTAACTCATCAATCAGTCCTTTACTTTGCTCTTTTAGGAGCACCGTTTAATGGTGAACCAGCGCCTTTGTCAGCAGTCTCTGGTTTACCTTTCTTCTCGGCACCGTGGCCGGGTTGTGATGCCATCTTAGTAGCACCTTTAGCACCAGGAACGTTTACGTTCTTGGTATTCATGTCCTTTGGGTTCTGATCACTTAGTGCTGAACCTTTTAGGTTACCTTTGTTAGCTTCTACGCCTGCTTCTGTACCGCCTTTTGCGATATTAGCAGTTGTTC